TTGAGCGTGTAGAAGGCATGAGTATTACCGAGCGTTGTTTGCCGCTATACGACGCTACAATGCACTCGTGGCTTAAACTCCAAGCCGCAGTTTGGGCGGCAGCACCGAAAGGTTTTGCAATCGACGTTACAGCCCTTCAAAATATCTCACTCGGCGACGGGGTAATGAAGCCCCTTGACCTTATTCAGATTCGTCGTCAGAACGGTACGCAACTTTACAAGTCCTCAATGGTGATGGGTAAGGTCGTAACCGGAGCGTCGTCTATTCAGGAGTTGGAAGGAGGATTAGGTAAGCAAGCAGCCGAATGGACGAATATGCTTGAGTATTACCTAATGAAGATTTTGGACGTTGCGGGTATTACACAAGCCCTTGCTGCGTCGCCAAACGTGTCCTCGGAGAAAGGATTAGGCGTTAGTCAGTTGGAAGTTGACGCGACCAACAACGCACTTTTCCCGCTCAAAGACGCGATGGTTAAGTTCAAGGAAAAAGCAGCCCGTGTCGTTATTGCCAAGACTATTCTCAATATTCGTTTCGACCAAAAGTGCCGTGAGTACTACGAGGGTATCATTGGCCGCGAAAGAATAGAAGCAATCCTATCGGTAGGCGACACAACCCTTGAGCAGCTTGCTATTAAACTCGAAGCGCTGCCGTCACAGGCCGAAAAGATGCAGATTATTCAATCTGCAAACGAGAGCAAGAAGGTTGGTAAGAGTGGCGGAACGGGTATTACCGAAAGCGACTATCAGTTCATCGTTCAACTCATCACGCAAGACCAAGTAAAACTTGCGGCGTGGTATCTCTCACTTAGCGAGGAACGTCAGGCACAGAGAAAGGCACTTGAGGCAGCGGCTATGTTGCAGGAACAATCCGCAGCGCAGGCACAGGCGGCTATTCAGGTTGAACAGGCCAAGATGCAAGCGGCACAGATGTTAGCGCAAGTTGACGTTCAGACCTATGCGGCAAAGGCCAATGTAGACCTTATGAAAGAAATGAAACTCAAGCAACTTGAGGGACAAATAAAGACCGACATTGAGTTGATTAAGGGTGAGCAGATTCTTGAGCAAATACAGCTTGAGGCCACTTTGGAGGCCCAATACGGCAATGAAATCAGTGGAAAAGTATAACCATAAAAACAGCTAAAACAATGGCTTTTGAAACCCTGCCGGAAAACTTGCCCGGCGATGTAAGCACGATGATTGAAAGCGGTATCGCTACCCAAGCGGAGGCTTTGCAGTATCTCAACGAAAAGTATCCGACGTGGGAGGATAAACCCCTTGCGGACAAAGTTGAACCCGAACCTCAACCCGCTCCGGTTGCAGACCCCGAACCTCAGCCTGAGCCTCAACCCGAACCCAATCCTGAGCCACAGCCCGCACCGTCATTTGATTTCGCGGAGTTTGGCGTCATGGACAAAGACGAACTCAAGGCCAAAATTGACGAGTATCGCAAGCTAAAGGAACTTGAGGAGAACTTTCTTGCCTTTGAGAAGATCAAGGGAGATTTGGAAGTGCCGTATGCAAACGAAACAATCGCAAAGATTAACGGCGTGGTTAAGACCCTTGGCGTAAGCGATGTGGGCCTTGCTGCGGAAATCGCGTCAATCACACCCGAAGCGCTCAAGAGCGGCGACCCTATCCACACTATTGCACTTGCACAGGTGGTAAAAGACCCGTCTATTTTGGAGGTAATGAATGTTCGTGAAATCGAACAGGCCATTGCCGAGCGTTTCAACATCGACCTATCTGACAGGCCGGAGCAATACCCACCAAGTCTAAAGCTTGAACTTGCTTCTGCGATTAAATCTGTATCAGAGAAAGTCAATTCAATCCCGACAAAAGGAAACGAAAGTTTCTCAATTTTGTATCAACAACGACAGCAGAGCGAAGCGGCTCATGCAAGCGCCCTTGAAAAGGCGAAGTCTTTTTGGAGCGGTGAGGCGGAGAAAGCGGTTAGCAATCTAAGCCAATTCACCGTGGAGGTGGACGGAGAAAAAATATCAGTGGCGGTTAGCCCTGAACTTCGACAAGCCATCAAATCGGAAATCTCTACCGGATTCCTTACAATTCCCGCCGACAAAGCGAAAGAAACCGTACAGAAGTACATCGAGAACAGGGTTGTGAGTACACAACTTCAAGATGTGATGAAAGCGTATCGGACGCAAATCGAAGGAAAGATTAAGGAGAAAGTTGTAGCCGAGGCTCACAACGGAGGAGAGGTTGTAAGACGCGATAAACCCGCCGAAAAGACAGTTGCACAGCCATACTTCGATGCCGTCAAAGAACACCTTTCAAAATTCAGTAGCTAACAATGATTGCACAAGACCTTAATGTAACCAACGGTCTACTCGCGAATTATGATATTCTCGAACCGTTGTGGTCGAAGAAACTCTTTCAGCCTTACGGCGCACAGGGTCTCGACCTGCTCCAAATGTTTTTCGACATGGGAGCGAAAGAAGCCGTATCACAGATCACCGGAGAACACTGGGAAGAAGACCGTTTCGACACCGCGTTTACCATTAGCAACAACCCCGCAGCGCCGGGTGCAGGTAACAACGTAACCGTTACCCTGACTTCTTCTTACGTTGACACCTCAACCGGAGGTTCATACCCGATTGAGGGCAACCTCGTGATGCACCTGCAAAGCGAACAGCGTTATCAGATCATCACAAAGACTGTTGGTGCAGCCCCGACCTACACCACTCAGTTCGTGCTTCGTCCGCTGCTTTCGACTACCAACGTGGACATCGCCGCAGGTGACACCTTCATCATCTACTCTAACTCCGTACCGGAAGGGTCAGATGCTCAGGATTCACAGGTGTCGTTCCAAACCAAGTATCAGTGGTACTTGCAGGACATCCGTAACGACGATTCGATCAGCGGAACGGCCCTCACTGACAGCCTTAAGCCCGTGTACCGTGAAGACGGACTGACCCTTCGTGGTTATTCTTCTCTTCTCACCGCACAGCTTGAGTACCGTCACCTCAAGGCGATTGTCGGCGCGATGCTTTACGGTCGTCACGACAACAACCTCGCGTCAACTACTTCGCTTGACACCACTATCGGTATGGTTGATGCGTTCAATGGACGCGCACAGACCGAGGACACAGGCGGTACGCTGACCTATGCTGACTTCGCTGCTCTTGAGGCTAAACTCTCAAAAGTTTGGGCTACTCAGAACTACGTTTGTCTGCTTTCAGGCCGTTCTTACGGTCAGATTCAGGACGACGTTCGCGGAGATTTCAGCAACAGCCTTATGAACGCGGTTGACCCACAGCTTGCACAGGCTATCTTCGGAAACGGCCCACAGGCAGAGCAACTGTACTACAACTACTCGATTCAGGGTCTTAGCGTAAATGGCCGTTCATTCGGTACAAAGCGCGTATTGACCTTTGACGACGTAGCGTGGGCGGGTGCTTTGGATGCTTCTTCGCTGCAAGACTACGGTTTTGTAATGCCAGCGGGTAAGACCACTGCGAAGGATGCAAGCGGACGTGAGATGTTCACCAACTATGTAACCATGAAGTATAAGGATTACGGTCAGAACCGCCTTATGCGTATGTGGCCGACAGGTGGTGCTTCTCCTGCTCGTAACACTGCGAAGGATGAGTCTAAGGTTCACGTGATTTCGGAAGTCGGTTTCGACTTTACCAATATCACTCACTGCGGACTGTTCCGTAAGGCAGCGGTATCTTAATCGAACCAAAAACCAAAGGGGGAGGGAAACGCCTTCCCCCTTAACTTTTAATCAATCAAAACCATGATTTTCATTAACGGAAAGAAGGCTAACCGCCTCGACGAAGACAAACTTGCACTGCTCGAAAAGCGATTCCCGCGATTCTTCGACAAGCAAAGCCCCAAGCCTGTAACGCTGTTTTTCACGGCGCAATACAAGCAAAAAGGCGTGAAGGGTATCCCCGGACGCCGCGTTTACTCACAAGTTGACCTTTACCCACCGCCCTATGGCGTTAAGTGCATCAAGAATGTACCTAACGACGGCGGTACGTTTGACGAGGTAGTTTATGCTTCACAGACGCCGAAGATTAAGAACGGCGAGATCAAGTGGGGCATGGAAACCAAGATGAACATTATGCACGGCATGGCGCTTTACCCGAAGAAGGATACTGAAAAGCTGTACTTTTTGTACTTCTACTCAGGTCTTTTTGACAACGGGTTTACGGCTAACCAAAACGCCGTGTTTACGTTTTCATCACCGGAGGCTACAAGTGCTTCACGTATCGAGGCCGCACGTCACCGCGCACGTCTTGAGAACGAGGTTCTGTTGTCCGGCAAGTCATACGACATGGTTAAGAAAGTCCTTGTGGCCCTTGACGTGGATATTGACGGGGCAGAGGAGGTTGACCGTACAAACCTGTACGACTTCCTTGTTGCCAACCCGAAGTACATTGGCACATACGATGAGATTTGCAAGGGCGATAGCAATATTGCCGATGCCGCGAAACTTGTTCGTGAGGCTTTGGAATGTGGTGCGCTTATCTGCGACGAGGAAGGTTGGAAACTTGTCGGCAAGGCAGGTGCGGGTCGTGTGATTGTCCCGAAGTCTGCGGACGAACCCGAACTTTCGTTTGCGAAGTATGTTTCCGAGAACAAGGAAACCGCCACACGGATTTTGACCGCTATGGAGAAGGTTAGCGCGAAAGCCTAACGAGATGTTAAATTAATTGTACGCGACACGAAGGTTAGCGTATATTTGAATCGTTAGACATAGAATGAAGTATTAACCACTTAGCCCCGTCACACGATGGGGCTTTTGGTTTGGTAAAAAGTGTTTAGATACACTCCCAAAATACTGTGTCACAAGGCTTATTTTTGTGCTAAACTCATAGTACGAAATGGCCCTTTTCACCGACTCAGACATAGACGTAACCGTTGTATTCGACGCAGTAAACAAGCGTGTACGGGTAACGGATAACGTGGATTACTCAGACTTTGAGGGTATGCCCCTTGCCAATCTTACGGGATTGGGTCAGATGAACGACCCTGTGAGTGATATTGTCTTTCAGAAACTTGTTGTGAGCGCACCACTCATTAGCCTTTCGACAAGCGCGGTGAATAGTGCTTGGTTTAACCTGCCAACGACTAATTCAGGTCAGATTCTCAACGGGTCGTATCCTTTTACCTATTTTGTGTCACTTGACGTTATCGCTAATGACATTGTGGTATCGCAGATCACGGTAACGACTCAGACCGTTATTCTTCCGGGCAATCACGACTACCTTATCGCGGGTAACACCGTGGTATTCTCAGGTAGTTCAAACACGGGGAACAACGGAACTAAGACCGTGGTGAGTTCGACGTTTGACTCAGGGCTAAACACAACCTCAGTTATTTTCGCTGCGGGTTCGTTTACAAACAACGAAAACGGCTCAAGCGGCACACAGGTAGATATTTCCATTAGCCGCAAATACGAGAAGTCTTATTCATTCACATACACCGGATGCGACGAGGCCGAACTTTGCCTTAGCATCCAGTCTTCCTGCTCAGACGAGACCATTACGTTTGTCAATAGCACGGTTTATCCGTCGGGACAGACCGTGACCACAAGAAGCCAAAAGTTGTTCTATCCCGAAGGACTTACGCCGCCGCCACCCGCAAATCCGGTTGTAAACACCGATGTGACGGTTAATGCTATTACGCTTGACGTTTTGGCGAACGGGCCGTGGCAGGGTACTATTACCGATACGGTTCAGTGCTTGCAGGACGACGAGCTTGTGGTGCAGTATCAGATCAGCGGCACGGTGAGCGCTGCGGTGTCATGCGAGACCAACCTTTGCAAGTACCTTGACTGTATCGAAAAGACCGTGGCACTCGACGCCGCAAGTATTTCATGCGGTGCGTCAAGCGCTTATGCCGACACGGTAAGGCAACTTAACTCATACGTCAATATCTTCCAAATCGCACAGAGTTGCGGCGATACCGATTCTATGGCCGCGGCAGTTGCGGCGATTAAAGGGCTTGTAGGCTCGACCGCTACAAACGACTGCGGTTGTTCTTCCGGCACTTCGGGCTGCGGCTGCGAGGGTTGCGAGGACGGCACGGTGTCATGGGTAGGAAATTCGGCAAACACACTGCTTGGAACAGCCGGAGAGCAAAAGGTTATCTTCTTCACGTTTGAGGAACTTACCGGCGCAGAACTGACGGCTTCGGACACGGTGACGATTCCTACGGCAAGTTTCGGCGTAGGTGATGCCCTTGAAATCGAAATGCGTGCAGAGTTTGTAGGCGCAACGTGCGACCTCAAGATGGAAGATGTGACAAACGGTCACGACTTGCTTAACGGGGTAACGCTTACAACCGGACAGTTTGCAAATATCTTCATTCGCGCCGTGCGTACCGATGTGGACAGCTACACCGTGACACGGAACATTACACGACTGACTGCGACACCTGCAACAAGCGTAACAGAGACCGAGACCACTTACGCGATGAGTGAGTCCTTGCCGCTTGTGTTCGACTTTGTTCCGACCAACGTGAACAACGTGATTTACAATAGCCTGAAATTCACAACCATTAAGAAACCTGCATGAACTTAGGAGAAGGATACAAATATGTACAGCTAAAACTTGCCAAAGACCAATTTGGCGGGTATGTATCCCCGTCTGAGTTCAACACGGCGCTCGAAGCCTTTAATTTGGAGTTCTTCAACGACTACATGAAGGGCTATGAGGCCACGCAGGAATATTCCGACGACCTTTTGCCGTTTGTCAAGACGCTTGGGGATAATAGTAACCCCGCGATAGACATTGACTCTTACGGGTACGCACCCATCCCTACCGACTATGTACGGTACGCAAGGGTCAACGTGTACGAGTTAGACACGACTTGCGAGGGTTCGGTTAAGAATAGGCGTATGGTTGAAATGCTCAACAACGACAAGTTCGGCTACCGGATTACGGATTTTTACGCGCTGACAAAGAGAAACCCCATTGGAACGATTCAGAACGATCAGTTTTACATTCAGCCGACGGGGTTCAATAAGTTGGAACTAACCTACCTTAGATTACCCGTAACGCCCGTATTTGGGTTTACCGTGACCAACGGAGAGGTTATTTACAACCCTGCGACAAGCACCGAACTTGAATGGCCGGAGCAGACGCATAAAGACTTTTTCGAGGGTATTGTCAAGTACATGGCGATTAACCTTCACTCAGAATTTAACGTGCAGACAATAGATATTGAGAAGCCGTGATAACAAAAAGAGACTTAATTGTAACCCTTCAAAACAGATTGTCAGGAGGCGATTGCCCCGACGATATAAAGGGTAAGTATCATCCGCAAGTGCTTGAGCGGGTCTGTGATATGGTTTTCTCAGAACTCGTGTCGAATGACATGAACTTGGCTAAGGATTTAGCTATTCCGTACACGCTAACGCCCACAGAGGTAAACGGAGAGTGGCAAGCGCCTATTCCGATTCCACTTGCGATTAACGCCAAAAGCATAATATTGGTGTACGGTTGCGACCCTTCGGATTGGTATAACGTGCAGGACTCCATTTTGGGTCACTCGATTATGACCGTGCTTAAACCCTATTCAGGCCGTGTGAGCCTTTATCCGTTAGGTGAGGTGTTCAAGTTCACGCGCAAACCCAATTCAACCGTGACCGCGTTTTTGATACCAAACATTAGCGCTATGGACGAGGACGATATGGTTGTGCTAACGGGCAAGGAGAGTACGTTTTTCATGGCTGTTTTTCAGGCTATCCGCATGATGGACGGTCGGCCTATGGAAGTAGTGAACAATCAAAAACCCGACGTAGATGGTTAACGAGAACAATCCGGTTAAGAATATAGAGTATGTGGTTTTATCGGCTCTTAACCGAATGGGGCTTGATATGCAGGAGTACGACCGTTTCGAGCAGATCGGCATTGAATGGTACTCCGAACTTGCACGGACTTCGACCACCTATCCGAGTGTTGAAGTTACGCGGTTTGTCGTTGACAACGGTAGCCGCATATTCTCGATGCCGTCGGATATGATAACGGTTTCAAAGGTCGGGATTAAAAGAGGGGAGAGACTGTGGACATTGACCCGCGTGGATAACCTTTACACCTTGGACGATACCAAAGTTTGCGCCCCCACTAAGGACGAGCAGCAGTCGCCGGACAACGTGACGGGAACATGGTTTATGGGTCACTCTTGGGGAGGTCAATACTTCCCGCCGCGATTTACAGCAGGGGGTGGCTATAACTACGCCTACTATCAGGTCGATAGTGCACAGCGACAGATTAGATTCTCAATGAACGCCGAGCATTTGCCTAACGGTGAGGTATGGATTGAGTACATATCGGCGGGCCGTAACGTAACGGGTAAGACCGTGGTTAACCCTGCTTTTATCGAACCGTTCCGTAAATACATGATTTGGCAAGTTGCGGCTTTTAGCGATGAGGATAAGTTTTACAAAAACCAACAAGACTTAGAACGACAGTATCACGACGCCATGTATAACGCTGCCGGAAGCATAGCACCGACGACAGACGAGATACTTGACGCATTGTGGGCTGTTAGCGGATTCACCTTGCGATGAACAACAAAGAGGAAATACTATTCTTTGGCGGTATAGACACCGATAGCGATGCGCGGTATGTGGCACAAGGCGACTACCGTGAGTCCTATTATTGCCGCGGCATGAGTGCTCACGGCTACGACGGCGCACAGGTGTCGATGATCGGAACAACATTGGTAAATAACGCGGGACTGCCTGCCGGACAGAACCTAATCATTGGCTCTTGCGGATGGGTTGAGGATAGGAGTATTATCTTCTTTTTGTACAATTCCAACCTTGACCATCAAATTTGGAAGTACAATACCGAGGACGAGGCGTTTGACCTTGTGATGCAGGATTCTGTGTTGAACTTCTCAATGCAGCGAAAGATTGTTAACCCGTTTGTGGTTAACGGAGTCCTTTATTGGACGGACGGGTTCTTTGGTAGCTTCTTGGGTAATAACACAACTGAAATTTACGGCTATAACCCACCACGCAGACTTGATATTCAGAAAGCTATTGACGGGGATTATTCGGCATTTACGTTTCGCCTATTAGACGCTGTACGTTGGCCTCCGAGGTTTGCGCCGGACATTCAGACTCAGACCGATACCAACTTCGCCTATAACTTCATTTACGGGCGCTTATTTCAGTTCTGCTACCGTTATATCTACGACGACAACCAACGGTCGGCCCTTAGCCCCGTTTCAGCCCTTGCGCTATACGAGGACGGGTATTGGATGAGTGGTATTGTGGCTAATAACCCACAGCAGGACAACGCCATTGAAATTCAGTACAACACAGGCCCTGAGTACGTGGATAGGATTGAGATTCTATACCGCGAGGGCAATAACGGTATTTGGAGGCTTTGGCGAAGCATTGACAAGGCCGCAGAAGTGTTGCCGGATAACACCACGGAAATTGTAAACTTCTACAACGACACGCTTGGCAACGCGGTTAATTCGGGTGTTTTTCAGTTCGATACATTCCCGATTACGGCAAGGGCGCAGGAGTTTTTGCCGTCTTCTGAGATAGCCTACGCAAATATCCGTGAAGGATATGACAAAGTAACACCTGACATTACAGTTTCGGTCACACCGATTGAGATAGAGGATGAGAACGGATTAGCGCCTATTGTCGTTACGTTCAACCAAGTTGTCGGAGGCGCGGCATCTATTTGGACTTTTGGCGCGGTTGGTTATTACGCATATCAACCCGGCGATGTTATCGTGTTTCAGATATATCCCTTCACATTAGGAACTGCATTTCAGACTCACTTTTTTACGGTAACAACAGAAACAGACTATTCGCTTCTTGTGGCGTCTACGGCGGCTTTTTTAACTGCGGAAGGGTACTCAGTAACCGCAGATGCGCCAAACAGACGAATTATCATAGC